TCCAAATACAGCGTAATAAAATGCTTCGATAATTGAAGACTTTCCAACCGCATTCTTACGTTCAGGGTTATCGATATTGATTCCAGTAATAAGGTTCAATCCATGTTGGAAATCGATAGTAATTGAATCTTTTCCAATACTAAGAAAATCTTGAATTATCAGTTTTTTATACTTTATTTTTCTCATATAAATCTTTCATTATTTTTGATATTCTCTTTTCCTTCTCATCTTCAAATTTTAACTGATCAATGAACTCTTCAATTGAATCCATTAAATCTATAGCGTCAATTTCCTCAATATCATCAATTGATTTGGTTACTACGTTATATTCAGTATGAAATTGAAATGGTTTGAATTTTGAAATGTAGCTCTGAACCTTTTCAACTTGCTTTTCATTAGCCCCAATATCCACAATGAGTTTAACTACATTGTTTTGAAAATCATCTTTTATATAACTCTTAATTTTAGATACAAAAATCTTAACAAATTTAGGAGACACTGTATTCTCAAAAAATTCCAATGAACCATCTTCAATATCAAGAATATGATAACCCTTAATGTTCCCATAATCATTGAAATCATGAGAAAAGGTATTTCCAACGTAATGAATATTTCCTTCGTTATACTTCTTAGAACTTCTAAGATGGAAATGTCCAGAATAAACATTACTAGTTTTACTAGCAAGAAGATCCATCGCAGATAATCCATGATCACAAACCTTGAAATTGTTCATCTTAAAGTTTATAATCTCAAAATGTCCAAATATATAATCGAATTTACCATCGGGAACTTCAGAATTCCAAGGAACGAACAACATCTTATTGCCGAATTCATCGATTGTTAAGTTTTTATCAACAATTGTTAAATTTTTGTGACCATTTAATAGTCCAAGACTATGAACATCTGATCTATTTTTGTAATAGGCATCATGATTACCCACAATCATGATCATGTTAAAGTCTTCGAACTTTTCAAGTATTTGAGAAGCAACATGAATAGTTTGAACACTGATTTCAGAACGATTATGAAAGAAGTCTCCAAGGAAAAATATATCCTTGATCTTTTGTTTGTTTAATTCATCAACAATCCAATCCGCCCATTTAAGGGCGACTTCATGCCACTGTTCTGAATTTCCATATAATCCTAAATGAAGATCTGAAAATATTGCTACTTTAGATTTTTTTATCATTTTTTATCATTTTTTTGATGCTAAAATTAATCCTACATTTGCCGTAGAGTATGCGAACCATACCAATGCCCAAGCATATTGGAACTTCAGTAAGTATGACACACCAACGGAGAAATACAAGAGTGCTGATATCGAAATAACTATTTGTTCAAAGTTCATTCGTAGTAACTATCATTTGAGTCGTGTTCCAACATTGGTTTGATATAAACAGAACCGTGGGATGAATCGTTCATCTCATTCTCATAAACTATCTGTTTATATTCTTCAAGTCCATCATGTTGTCTTTTTTCTTTCTTAATTCTATTCGAAAAAGCGTGCCAAGCAATCTGATTAAAATAAGAAAACGGATTAAATGTTGATTCGATTCGAAATAATTTATTTTCCAATGCTGAATACATCTTAACTATGGCATCACCAACCATTTCTTCTTTCCAAGATGAAGTGTAATTTATAAATCGCCAATTATAACTAAGCCCCTCTGCTATCTTGACTATATTCTCAGCTAACTCGTTTGTCATGTTATCATCTTCGTAGTATTTTGTTAATTGCTCACGAAATTTCTTGGATGACACGTAATAACGTTCCTTAATTTCTTTATTAGTGATCAAATGAACACCTCCCATATACTTTTTTCTTTCATATTCATATTGTTATTGATGTTTCTTTCCAATTAATTTGCTCTTCATCATAAAACTTTTTTCTTTCTTCTACATGTTCTGTGGAGAACTTGAAATTATCATATAAATCAAATATTACAAGTCTTAGTTTTTCTTCATGTAATCGAAGTCCTCTTCCAATTGATTGAACTATTCGAATGAAAGATTTACCACCAGCCGCGAAAATAATATAATGTAAATTTTTAATGTTAATTCCTGTAGAAAAAATGGATGACATTGCAATCGTAACAACATCATTATTATTTTCCATTATTTCCTTTATTCGTTCACGTTCTTCAACTGGAACGTCTCCATGCACAAAATATGTCTGTTTATTTTTAAACTGAAGATGACTATGTAGATTATCACCGTGTTCCAATCGATTCACAAGAATGAGAACATTTTTATCCATTTTTGACACTAATTTACGAATTACTTCATGTCGATCATCATCACTTTGTATAATCTGTAATTCTTTTTTATATCCTCGGACTTTATACTTATGATTAAGTTTTAAGATTCTAATAATAACATCACTTAAAAACTTTTCATCACGCAATTCCTTTGAATTCTTTTCAAATATAATTGGACCGAATGTTCCTATAATTTTCCACCAATGTATTTTTTCCTTTGGTAGTGTTCCCGTAAATCCAAACTTATTTGGAGTTTTTATTTTAGAAATAATCTTTGTTATTTCGTTAGAAAAACGATTTCCGTGGCATTCATCTCTTAATACCAAATCAACATCCACTAAATCCTTAAAGTTTCCAAATTGGGAACATAATAATTCAGTATTGACAATAACCACTTCGGTATCCTGTCGTTCCATGTTCCCTGTCCAACCCGAATACGAGAATGTCACCTGATAGTCCTTAAAATCGTTTAGAAGTTGTGTCACTAGTCCTGTCCCCGGAACTACAATCAAACACTTCACAGACCCTCTCAGACGCTTCCAGTTCTCAATTAGAGAAGCCTGTATTAATGATTTTCCCGATCCCGTGGCACTAACCACTGTTCCCCTACCCACACTTATACAACTCCATAAACAATCCGTTTGATAATCTCTTAATTTATGAGCTAATTCATCCCATACTGTAAAATTTTTAATTCCACAATGCATTTCTTGTTTAAATTCATCAGTATAATGAATATCTGAAATAGATTCTGTCATTAGAAACTTTAAAATTTCATTATACAAACCAAAATCAAACATTCCCGATGATTGTATGGCATAAGATCGATCTGGAATGTTACGATTAACACCCTTAAGTCTCAATTTCATTTGAGCAAATGATGCATTGGGATCTTTTTCGGAAAAATGATTACGAATAAACGTCAACATTGATTCATCACAAATCAACTTACCTTTTCTATAAGATTTATTATAATCAAAAGTTATCATTACATCTGCATTTCCTTAATGGATATCATATTTCTAATATCCTGTGCAATATATGTAATACCTTTGACTACATAATCCAAATATTCTATTAATAGATCCATATCCTGAAGTTTAACATCTATTTCCTCTATTTCCGTGGTGTTCTCAAGCTTGTCTAAAGTCTGTTTTGATAGATTGACGATTCCCTCAGATATTGCCTTTTTAATATTGGCATCCTTCAACTGCTTTCTCTCCTTTAAAAGTTTAAACTTCAGTTTCTTGGCATCAATCAAACGTTCCACCCATAAATGCTTCTCAGAAGGAACACGCATTACACGATCCTCCATGTTCATATCCGTTATTTTTGTGAACTCTCTGTATTCCTGTTTATATTGATCGTACAAATTCATCTTAGTTTAGTATAAATAGATATATGAGATTGTCAATAGCAGAACATGAAAAAATATCAAAACTTTACGAAGAAAAGGTTTTAGTTGAGATGGATGTTGCTGGTATCATGGGCGGTGCTCCAACTTCTGGTGGTAGTCTTGAAAATATTGACGGTTACGCTGCGGGTGATACTAGAATACCTAAAGTTTTAGGTGCTGTTCAGACTCGAAAAGGTCTTGTGAAGAAAAAAGGTAAGAAAACGAGAAAAGTTCGCTCTAATAAGTTATTATAATTGGTACAACTACGTAATAACATTTCTTATTCTTTATTATTATTAATATAATAACTATAACAATATAATAGTACCAAGCCCGCCCACCACCCCTTAATTATAATTGAAATATTGAAAAGTCAATAGCCATTTGACAAAAAAGTTAAAATAACAAATTAGTTATAGTTAAGAATAAGAAATTATAATTAATGTACAATAATTAATAAAGAAAATGACAAACACTACATGGAAAAATCTACCAGAAGATTACAGCAACATTTTCGGTTTCGTTTACATAATAAAATGCAATCACCCAAATGCAATTAAAAAATACTACATAGGATGTAAACAATGTCAAAAAAGAATTAAGAAAAAACCACTAAAAGGTAATACCAGAAATAGAATACAATACAAAGATAATGATGTTGAAAAATATTGGGGATCTTCTAAAGAATTATTAACAGATATTGAAAAATATGGTATAGAACATTTCACTAGAGAAGTAATACAATTATGTGACTCTAAGTTTGACATGAAATATTCAGAATTACAATTTCAATTATTATCAAATTCATTACTTGA